GGAGCCTACATACCTTTCAATTACGAGCAGTTCGCTGGCAACTATTCGCATTTCGTGGGTGAGGAAATTCCCGACACTGATATAGCTTTTAAAACAATAGCATACACGTATACTACTATTATGGCAGTTTTTCGGAACGCAGATCTGCGAGATAAGTCGGCAGAGATCGATGCGTTCAAGATGTCTTACCGCTACTGCCAAGAGCTTTCGGGCTTCTGAAAGCATGCGCACCAAACTAAACTGCCAGCGGGTTGTCATCATCTGAACTTTCGTCGAAGTCGCATCCAATACGCGCACGGCTGATCGGTGACAGTCCATACTCAGCAGCAAGCTGCCGTGCGGTCTGCGCCGCACGGTTCTGCACTCCGAAGAGCTTCGCGTCGATGTCACCGGTGTTCATGGCGCGGTTGGTTTCGATCTCGCGCACGACACCGATCATCATGCAGTAGTGTTCGACGCCTGCCAGATCGGCTTTGGTCAGCACCCGGTCTTTGATCAGACGCGGCATGATGCGTTTCCACTCTGCCGTGGCATAGATGCTAAAATACTCTGGAATAGGCGGCGCTTTGGTCAGGGCGTCTTTGGTGACTTTGGCTTGCGGCTTCACACCGCGCAGATGCACGCTCATAACTCGTTCACTGCGTTGACGCAGTGCAGCTCAAGCGCCAAGCGGTCCAGCGGCACGATACGGGCAATACGGTAGCTGCGGTCGTTATGGATCACGCGCATATCCGCATTGATCCAGTCCACCGCCCAAATGCAAAACACCTTGCGCATCTCTGTCCGTTCGGTCCCGGTCAGGAACGTCTCTGCGCTTTCTTGCACCAGTTCGGCCCGCAAGGTCTGTTCTGGTATGCAGCTCAGTTGCACTGCACCCGATGGCAGAACCGTTTCCAGCCTGCTTTCCAGTGTAATGCGCTCACGCAAAGCCCCTGCCCTGATCATGCGCGCCACCGGATCACGGCTGCGATCTCAAGAATACCGTGTGTAAACGCCAGCTCGGGCTGCGGGTCGCGCAACCAGATCAGGCGCGGCTGGTCCAGTTGATCAATGCTGAACCCGTCCTGTTCGTCAGCCATGCCGATCAAAGCACGAGATACGGCAAACCCGATGGCCTTGGCCGTGTCTGGCCCGTCTTCAATCGCCCAGATATTCAGATCGACATTCACCCGTGCAAGGTGCTGGTCACCCGATGCGCGGCCTAAGTATTGCGTCGATGCGCCGGACAGAACCACGCAAGGAAACTTGTCAGGCCGCGTCGATCCGGCCCGGATGCGATCAGGCTGCACAAGGTCAGTCACTGCCGGGTGCGCAAGCAGCGTGCTCCGCACGGCTGTCTGTAAGGCGAGACTAGGTTCGATCATTTCGCACCGGCTTTCTTGATGGCTGCGCTGATTGCGCGGTTGATCCGATTGACGACACGGGCTTTGGCGATACGGAAACCGGGGCGCATGAATGGCTGCGCTTCATGGTGAACAGTGCCAAATTCTTGCATATGCCCCGTGCGCACATCGGGGTTGCCGGCTGTCACCAGCGCCTGATTAGGCGCGGCGGTCACTGATCCACCGCCCACGGCATAAGGCGGCGTTGTCTCACCGGGGCCGGTGACAGCGATGGACGCTTTAAGATCGCCCTCATCGACCGGCACGAGTGCCCGCATATTCGCTGCAACTTCCTCCGCGCCCTTAGCAAGTGCGGGGCGAACGCCTGCCAGCACCTCATGCGGTATCGCAAGCAGGCGCTTTTCCAGCTCAGCTGACCCTTTAAGACGCGACATGACCGGTCACACTTTCACGGTAGGGGCTGATCAACTCAAGGACGCCGAACGGCACTGCGCTCAGGCGCACCTCGCTGGCACTCTCGCGCTGGCCATACCAATAGGCCGCAAGCTGCAATGCGGCTTCGGTCAGCGACGCGGGGATAGGACCGTGATCGGCAAAGGGGGTGCCGGTGAAGTTGCCGATCCATTCTTCGGCCACCGCAAGCTTGTGCGCCAGCAGCGCATCGTCATAGTCGTGGTCGAAATTCAGCTGTGCCTTGAGCAGCGCTAGCGATGTGGTGGTCATACGATCTTATCCTGAAAAGTTATATTCGGTGTCTCTTGTGCGACTGTCCCCCCGCCGGTCCCCTTAGAGCGGCCAAAGTTCTCACCTGCCCCCCTCATCGTGCTTGGCCGTCCGACAGAACGAAGGCTGAGCCTTTTCGTTGGACGAGTGCCAGCGACAATCTCTTGCGGCGTCGGTGCCTCTGCTATTCGCTTGATCAAGCGCTCACGGGTTGCGACCGGATCTACACCGGCGAGTGAGCACACCATGTCAAAGTCAGTGTTCTGGACCGTGAGATATTTGCGATTGCGCTCAATCTCATGAATGCGCGTGGCGCGGCTCTTGCTGGCAGACGAAGTGCCGGTGAGCGCGTCGCTGATCGCCAAGGATAGCACTTCACACCAGAGGGCTTGATCCGAGTTCACAGTGTGCGCTCCAGCCGTTGCTTGTGGCGGTTGTGGCAAGGGGCGCAGAGGCTCTGCCAGTTGCGTTTATCCCAGAACAACATCATGTCGCCTTTGTGCGGCGTGATGTGGTCCACCACAGTTGCCAAGGCATTGCAGCCGGGATGTGAGCAGAGAGGGTTGAACTGCAGCCATTCCTTCCGGGCAGCTTCCCACTGGCGCGTATAGCCACGCTGGCGCGCGCTGGGCCTGTTTGCATCATGGCGCTTGTTCCGCGCACGGGTGGCCGCAACCCTGCAGGCACAGCGCACACCGTGCGCTACAATGGCACCACAGGTGCAGAGGTGCGGCGGGCGGCTCATGTCATCTTCGCTTTCAAGGCGCGCAGCCCTTCTCGATCAAAGTCAGGATCAAGGCCAGCGTCGATGTTCGCCTGTCGCTGATCGCTGTTCATGGTAGGTGCGCTGGTATCTTGGTCATCTCCACCGCCATGAACGGCTTTGAGCTGATTAACGTGACCGTCAAAGGCGTTCAGGATTTCCGGCAAGGTCGCGTTCCAAGCGGTGTCTGGCGTCCAGCCAAGCCAGCCGGTCGCCAGTTTGTAGAGGTCTGCATACAGGTCAGCCCATGCGACTGCCTTAGCTGCAGGTGCCTTCGCGGCCTCGCCCGTGATCTTTTCAGATGCCGGGGTCATCAGCGCTGTGAGAAGTGCGAAGGCTGGTGCAAGCGTGACCTGCTGGACCGTGCGCAAGGAAGCGCCAGACAGGGCGTTAAGCACTGTCTGAGCCGCCGCACGGTCAGGTGCTGCATACCGAATAATCTCGCGGATCGTCGCGGTGTCAAATTCATGCAGCTTCGAAAGCAGGGCGGGAAACCCGCCGTGCAATGCCTCAAGGTGCGTCGCGGCACGCAGCGACGGTTTGAGCCAAACGGTGTTGCCACCGTAGGCCAGAGCGATGTCAGAGGCGTGCCGCTGCATCATCTTATGCCGCGCACTTCAATTTGATGAAGCGATCAGGGTGCGTCACGTCTGCGCCGACACGCTTGCGGGCATGGAAACGCACCTGACCATTCACAGCAAGGCTGTAGGGGTCACGCAACGTGGTCAGGCCCACGCGATCAATAATCCGGTAGCCCTGCATGTCGCCAAACAGGATCGGGTAAGTGCCCGCGCCGATATCGTCCATATCCGGCATTTCAACCACCGGACGGCCAAGCAGCGTCGAAGGTGCGCCAGCGGTGATCGGATCAAGCACGAGATAGCGGCCATTGCCATCCTTCCACTGCCGGACGATGGCCAGCGTGTTGCGGTTCATCATCCAGACACCGGACTGCGCGTAAGTCGTGGCAATCTTGTGATACATCGCGATCAGCACGTCAGCAGGGTTTGACGCGGGGAAGTTTGCCGCGACGCCGGTTTTCAGCTCGGCAATGCCAGACGCGGCCATGATGCCGAACGGCTGCCCAGCGCCGGTGCCTTTGACGAATGCCAGCCCTTCTGTCCTCGCGAAAGACTCGGCGAAGTCAGACAGCAGCTCACCTTCAAGATTATAGGCGTTGTCTTCAAGCAGCGCGTTCGACACGTCCGTGAATGTCGCCAACTCGTGCGGTGTCATTGTCACCTGTTCAAACGTCATGCCGGATGCGGTGCGGCTGGCGATCTCGGCAACCCACGTTGCAGAAGTGCCGGTGACGCGGCGCGGATAAACGATTGACGGTGCGCTGATCGAAATGACCTTGGCATAGGACCGGATCGGGCTGAACTCTGTCAGCAGCTTGATCAGTTCACTGCCAAACTCTTGCGGTGCCAGATAGCCCGCGCTGGCGTCATTTGCGACGGTCAGGGCTTTGACTTCCTCTGGAGCGATCCGTTCGACACCACGGCGCAGGAAGTTACCAAACGCCTTGGTTTCGGGGTCTGTGACCGGGCCAGTGATGTGAACGCCTTGCGGGCGGTTTGCTTTCGCTTCGATCTTATCCAGCCGGGATTTGATTTCGTCGAAAGCTTTGGTGTCCAACTGGGGCGCGTTGGCCGGTGCAGATGGATTGATCGGATCTTCGATAGTTTCGGTATTCATGTTTTGTTCCTTAGTAGGCTTTGCGGTGCCGTCCGATTTCAGGGAAGTGATCTGTGCGCCCGGATGGCACGGCACAGCGACAACAGAGATTTCATGCAGGGACAGCGCGGTGATCGTGCGGCCCTTGGCGCGGGGTGTTGACTTGGTGGTGACAAAGCCAATGGATAGTCCTGATACAGCCTTCGCGCTGATCATCGCATGCACTTCCCGCGCACGCGCTACATCGTCGATCAGCAGACGGCCCTTCACGATCAGACCCGCTTCGTTTTCTTCGATCTGATCCCAAACGCCGATGACCTGCCCCTGATCGTGGGCAAAAAGCATCGGCAAAGTGACCGGCGCGGCAATCGCGCCCTTTTCGATTACGTCACCAACACGGTCAGCGCTTCCGAACGGCCAAGCGATACCTTCGATCAGCCCTTCGGGCGTGACGGTCAGATCAGCCT